GTGATTACTACCAGCGAGGAGAAGATTGCTGATGTAACTTCCAACACTCCTGTAGGCACAACTCAGGCTCTGATTGAGCAGGGTGCTGCTGTGTTCAGTGCTATTCATGCGCGGTTGCATGATTCTCAAGCGCGGGTGTTGAAGGTTCTGTGTCGCTTAAATCGTTGGCACTTTGACGAGATGATCAAAAGCGATGTGATGGTTGATCTGGAGATCACCCGTGAGGACTTTGAGAAGAACACGGATGTGGTGCCGGTCAGCGATCCGCACATCTTCTCTGAGACACAGCGGATGGCACAGAACCAAGCTGTACTGGCTCTGGCAGACAAGCACCCTCAGCAATTCAACATCAGCAATGTTCTGAGTCGTGTATTGAAACAGATGAAGGTTCCCAACATCAATGAGTTGTTGAAGGACACTCCTTCTCCTGAACAGCGCACATCAGCCGATGAGAATGCTGCAATGATGATTGGACAGCCTGCTTATGCTTATCTACAGCAAGATCACATCGCGCACATTCAGGATCACTTGCAGTTTGCCATGAATCCTTTCTTGGGGCAGTCCCCGTTTGTCGATCCCAATTATCTCAACAACCTGATTGAGCATGTAAAGCAGCACATGACACTCTGGTATTTGAATCGTTCCAATGGGTACGTTGAGAATTCTATGGGTAAACCTATAGACGACTATGACGATCCCAAGTTGACGGCAATCATTGATAAGGTGTACACGACTGTTGGCGCTCATGTAATGTTGGACAGCCAGCAAGTATTTGGACAGTTTCAGCAAGCTTTACAATCCATCATGCAGATGGCGCAACAACGCAAAGGGCAACAGCAACAACTGCCTCCTGATGCCCAAGTGGTTAAAGACACTAGCATGGCTGAGACCCAGCGCAAGACTCAGAAGGATGCTGCTGACAATCAACTGGCACAAGCAAAGATGCAGAATGAGATGCAGGAGCATGTGGTTGATAATCAGGCAAGGATTGCCATTGAGAACGCAAAGCTAACGCATGAAACGATTCAACAAGTAGCACAAACGCAGGCAGAACCTGCACCACAATAAGGAGATAGACATGGCTGTATCAGAACAGGAACAAAAGAGCATCAACGTCCCTATGCACAAGCGGTTGGCTATGGGCGAGAAGCTTAATGGAACATCGCTCCAACCCAAGGGTGGACAATCGAGCAAGCCCAAAGGTGGATTGTCGAATGTCAAAAAACAAAAATGATTGAACAATTAATCCACAGGATCAAGTTGAGGCAAGCAGAAATTGCTATGGCTTTGGCTCTTGGTTCTGCGGGGAGTTGGGATGTGTACCAGCGCATGGTGGGTGAGAACATTGGCCTCCAAAAGACGATGGACATGATCGACTCTATGTTGGATGAGGAAAAAAATAAAGAATAACGCCCCACTCCGGGGTGAGACCGCGCTGCAAAGCGCATAACGATGCACCTGAAATATGGTGTTAAAGGAGAGGTAAATGAGTGCAATACCTAAGATAGTGACATTTGAGGCATCAAACGATATCCCTGATCCCAAGGATATGGAATGGGCCTTCCCCAATGTTGAACCGGGGATGGAGCCATTTGGTGGAAGGGTAATTGTTCAGCTACGACGTATTAAGCGGAAGACTGGGTTCATCGTTCTGGTTGAAGAGACCAAGGAGAACGAGAAGTGGAACAACATGATCGGCAAGGTTGTGTGTGTTGGGCCACTGGCTTACAAGAACCGAGACACGATGCAATCATGGCCCGAAGGCTCATGGGCGCAGGTTGGTGATTACGTTCGCGTTCCCAAGTGGGGCGGTGATCGCTGGGAGATAAGGGTTCCCGGCAGTGACAGGGACGAAGAATCCGTGTTGTTTATGACTCTGAACGATCACGAACTGATCGCAAGGGTTTCTGGCAATCCGCTTGCCTTTAAAGCTTACGTCTAGGGGATAACAATGGCTGAAAACACAGATAAAAAACCGGAGATTGCCGTCAAGGAGTCCCAAGATGGGTCTGCCACGGTGACTTTGCCGGAAGATATGCTGCTTGGTTCTGAAGAAGGCGATGAAAATGTCGAGGTAACAGAACAAGCGGAGGGTGGGACGGTTGCGGAAGAAGATAACGACCATCCCAATGACAATGACGAACTGAGGCAAGCCAAGAGGAATCGTCGCAGGGCTAAAAAAGACCTGATTCGCACCACAAATCAGGAAAAAGATGCTCGTTTGACGGCTCTTCAGCGTGAAAACGAGGATTTTAGGCGGCGATTGGGTCAAGTTGAGCGTAATACCAAGGCAGAACACGTTACTCGCATCGAAAAGAACATAGAAGATGCTCAAGTACGCCTTGAATACGCAAAAATGAAGCTTGCGGAGGCCACTGACAACAATGATGGTCAGGCTATGGTTGAGGCTCAGACTCTGTGGCAGAGCGCCCATGAGGATGTGCGGAACCTGAACTATCAGCACAATCAGGCCAATCAAGACTTGAGGCAACCGCAGGCAGAAGCCTCAACGGTTGATCCTGAAGTCCAGCGGATGGCTTCCAAGTGGGTAAATACCCATAAATGGTACGACCCTTCTGGAACTGACAAGGACAGCAGGATCGCCAAGAAGGTTGATGAATTGATGACGACTCAGGGCTGGAACCCCTCCGATTCTGATTATTGGGAGGAATTGGATAGCCGCTTGCAAAAAGAGTTGCCACATCGCTACAATGATGGTAGTGAGAAAGATGTCCGTAGTGAAAGACGACCGAGGAATATTGTGGGAAGTGCTGGACGCGAATCTTCTACATCTTATGGCGGTTCTAATCGTCAGGTGATTTTGTCACCCGAAAGAGTTCGGATGATGAAGGAATCTGGGGCTTGGGAAAATCCCGTTCGTAAGCAGAAGCAGATTGAAGCGTACATAAAATATGACCGTGAAAACGGTCGTCACAATTAATCTAAGGGGAAAACATTATGGAATCTCGTCTCAAGAAATCTCTCAGTGCTGGTGGACGCGAAGATCGCGCAAGCGAGGATGCAAGCCGTTCAGCACCGGAAGAAAAGTTCATTTCTACGCAGGAACGTCGCAGGATGTGGAGCGAGGAATGGACGCAATCAGCATTGCCGAAACTGCCCGATATGAGTGGGTGGCACCTTTGCTGGCTTTCAACAACCAACAGCTACGACAGCATCGATAAACGGATTCGCCTAGGGTACGTTCCAGTTAAGTCTGAAGAGTTACCCGGATATGAAGATTATCGCGTGAAGGCCGGAGAACATGTTGGCTATGTTTCATGCAATGAGATGTTGTTGTTCAAGTTGCCTATGGACATCTTCCAAGAAATCATGACCTATCAGCATCACGATAAGCCGCGTGAAGAAGCTGAGAAGATCAGGGTTCAGGTCGAGAATCTACAAGGTCAGCGAGACAGCAATGGCAAATCGCTTGTAAATGTTGAGGGCGAAGGTATTGGCAGTATTGAAAAGCAACCAAACCGTACCCCCGTATTTGCGGGATAACCAAGGAGATTTGATATGTCTGCAACAAATGCTCCGTTTGGCTTGCGCCCTGCGTTCCATCCCTCTGGTCTGGATCGCGCTCAGGCGCTTGCTGGCGGCATACCTTCGGCTTACAACACTAGCATTTTCAAGAACCAGCCGGTTCGTTATCAAACCACTGCTATTGGCGGCACTCTGGGAACGATTCTCCCGGCGACCACCTCTGGTGCTTGGGTTGGTGGCTTTGCCGGTGTTGAGTGGACGGATACCACGGGTCGTGCGCGTGTATCTAACTACTGGCCTGCAAACACTGCGTACACCGCAGGAACGTGCGTTGCTTACTTCTACAACGATCAAAACATCGTTTATGAAATTCAAGCAGATGCAACGATGGCTCAAACCACTATTGGTAATGAGTACAACTTTAGCGCCGTGACTGGTGGCTCCACTACTACTGGCTTGTCGTCTTGCACTCTTGGTGCATCGACTGCTGTTGGTAGCGGTAGTCAAGGTCAGATGCGTGTAGTTGATATTGCTCCCTATGTGGACAATGCTTGGGGTGATGCGTACACAATCGTTCGCGTCGTATGTGCTAACTCGCAATTCTTCGGTGCTGTCACCGCTATTGCTTAATAAAGGGGGCTGAAAATGGCTGCGCCGATGAGAAGTACAGACTTCCGTTCAATTGTTGAACCCATTCTTAACGAATGTTTTGACGGAGTTTACGACCAACGTGCCGATGAGTGGAGCCGAGTGTTCCGCGAAGAAGACGGCATTCCCCGCAACTATCACGAAGAGCCTGTCCTGTACGGATTTGGTGCTGCACCGCAACTGCCTGACGGCACTCCGGTAACGTACCAACAAGGTGGTGTTCTCTTCCTCAAGCGTTACCTGTACAGGGTATATGGTCTGGCTTTTGCCTTGACCAAAGTGCTGGTGGAAGACGGAGACCATATCCGCATTGGTCAAGTTTATGCACGACATCTGGCTCAATCTTTGGTGGAAACCAAAGAACTGCTGAGTGCCAATGTGCTGAACACGGCTTTTAACAGTGCCTACCCCGGTGGAGATGGAGTGCCGTTGATAAGCACTGCACACCCCATCGTGAATGGCACGTTCAGCAACCAGTTGACCACTGCGGCTAACCTGTCGCAAACGTCGCTTGAGCAGATGCTTATTCAAGTGCGTCAAGCGGTGGACAACAACGGCAAGAGGATTCGTTTGGTTCCGCGTCAATTGATCGTGGCTCCGGGCAATATCTTCCAAGCCGAAGTGCTGCTGAAGAGTGTTCTCCGCGCAGGCAACGCAAACAACGACATCAACCCTGTCAAGTCGATTGGCTTGCTGGATGAGGGTGCTGCTGTTCTGTCGCGTCTGACTTCCTCGACCGCTTTTTGGGTACAGACTGATGCACCGGAAGGCTTCAAGCTTCTGATGCGTCGTCGTCTTGAGAAGACGATGGAAGGTGACTTTGAGACCGATAGCATGCGCTATAAGGCAACCGAGCGGTACGATGTGGGCTTTACTGACCCTCGCGCTGCTTACGGTACGCCGGGAGTCTAGTAAGTAACTGGGAGCCAAGAATCCGGCAATCAAGGTGAGCGTGGACAGGAACGATAAGCCCGTTGCCACGCATCTTGGCTCCCACCCTTTTTTAATGTATTCGTCAAGCTTTTCAAGGAGAAGACGAAATGCCTCAATTTAGTGATGATCTGTTTTTAGGCCCAGCCCAAACTTTTATGGGTACTGGACTTCGCCCGTACAGCACGACGTTTACTGGTTCAATGGCTGCAACGACATTGACGGTAACTGTTCTTGGTGTAGGAGCGCCTATTACTGTCGGTATGTATGTTGACGGTTCAAGCGTGACCGATGGCACATATATCACTGCGTTTGGAACTGGCACTGGTGGTCTGGGTACTTACACCATCAACCAATCTGTTACTGCTTCTAGCACCGCAATGACGGCGCACGGAAACATTGCTTTTGACAACCCTGCTCCGATGGACTTGGGTATTGGCCCTCTTGGTCGTATCTATGTATTTGATGTTGTTCCTCAAGCCGCTGTTACCAACAACATTGCAGTGTCGCAAACCGCTGCTGCTGCTGGTGCGGTGACATTGACGGCTGGCACTTCTGCCAAGTCTGTTGTTCGCCAAGACGGCACAACTGTTGTTCAGTTGGATTGCCCTCGCGCAGTCAAGGTGAACTGCTCCACCACCGCC